AAAGACTTGTTTATATTCAGGAGAGTCCATCAATGTTTTAGCTTTTCTGCCAAAACGAATGGCGAGCTCTCCTGTGTGAGTGGTTTGAATGATTTTTAATTTAGGGTTTCTGCCAATCATCCATGCCGGTAGCAACGATGAGGCAAATTCAGATTTAGTATGCCGTGGTGGCATATTAATAATGATTCTTTTACTTTTACCCATTGCCATGTCGTTAAATTTATTGGCTACAATCTTGTGATGGGATCCTTGGATGAATTCTGGCCACATATGCTTCACGAAGCTTAAAAAGTCACCACGGACCTTGGCTTCATGCTTCTTCTCGTTGTACTTCAAGTACATCTTATAGAAGTCTTTTTTCACATCAGGTGGTAATTTCTTTATTTTTTCTAGGTCTATTTGCATTTGAAAAATTTTTTTTAAAATTTTTTTCAGTTTCAATATGAAATTTTTTTAATTTATTCCATATTACGCTAATAATCAAGGCTACCCCCCATAATGGTTTATGGGGCTTTAACCGTCTAAATCAAGCACTAAAGCCCAAGAAAAAAGATTCCTTTTCTGAAAAAAATGTTTAAGGGTTAGGGGAATTTCAAATTCGTTGGCCGTTGTGGTACCTCTATCGAAGGAGTTCCCCCCTTCTAGTTCAATCAATCGTGGTTAATAGTTCACGTTCCATAGTTCAACGCCAACGGAACACGAACCAATATAGATAAAAAGATTTTATATAAAAGAAAACCTCTGACGAGGTGAGTCGTCAGAGGTTCGTGGATCTTGGTTATTTAGAAAAGCAACTTGAATGAGTCCCTTGCTTGATACAATACTGCTCAACTTCATTATCATAAGACTCAACCATTTTATCATAATTAAGTTTTCTATATTTTGGTAGACTCATCACATAATCTTGACACTCACCACTTAACTCTTCAAAGTAGTCCTTGCCTACTTCTGATATATCAACCCATTCCCATTCTCTCCAAAACTTGCCATTGAATATATTAAACTTACCTACATTCACATAAGCATTTTTTGGATTTAAAGCAATATTTTCAATTTTGTTAAAATTATCGCTTTCAATCGCTTTATTCATTGTTTCGTTTGTACTCATACTTCCTCCTTTTTAATTAACATAAGATTTTATGGGAGAGCCGTCAAGCTCTATTTCTATACTGTTGCAAGAATGCAACATGTTGCCAGGATGCAACACCGGACACACAACCAGGACTAGAATTATCAGCATAGAAAAGGAACAGAGCTAGAAGATCCATTGAACACGAACCACGAATCGCCAACTAAATGTGAATAACTTTTGACCGCGAATCAAAGGCTATAAAATTTGAGGTAATTACTTTTAAATACTCTACTTTATAATGGTTCTAAATAAGGCAATAACTATTGATATTATACAACAATAAAGCGAAACGAATGGGCAATAATAGAGCTATAATTTAAAGTACAAAAAGACTTGCAATGGATATATAATAATGTAGGATACTCCGAGATAACAAAAAGGAGAAAAGATGACAAAAAAAGAAACAGAAAAAAGAGAAGCAATAGAGTATCTAAAAAAGTCAATCAACAAAGGGGATACTCTTTACACAATAGTTACTCACGTTTCAAAAAGTGGAATGAGTAGAAATATCAAAGTATTAGATATTAAAAATGAAAGTCCATCATATTGGAATTATAACATATCTAAAATTTTAGGTTATACTCTGAAAGATGATGGAACGTTAAAAGTTCAAGGTTGTGGAATGGATATGGGATTCCACGTTGTTTATCAATTATCAAAAGTTTTATTTGATGATGGTTATGCAATTAAACAAAGATGGATTTAAAGACCGAAACACCCTCAATAGAGGGTGATGAGGTCAGAAACAATGAAAGGAGAAAAAAGATGGCAAAAGAAAAGTTTATTAAAACTGATATACAAGGTGGCAAATATCATTTACTAGATTTAAAAGAAAGTATTGATAATGCAGTAGATGAATTTCATAGATTAATTCCTATAGATAATGATTCAGATTTACAAGATCTATGGAATACTGTGAGTCGTTGTTGCCAAAAGTTTATTGAGGATAACAAAGAAAAAGAAGATGAATAGACCGAAACACCCTCAACAGAGGGTGATGAGGTCAGAAACAATACAATTCCAGGTAGAATTAAAATTTGACTTCTATGTGGGATAATATAAGATAACAAAGAAAGGAGAAAAAAGATGGAAGCAAAAATGTTAAACCAAATAGGTAAACACATTGAAAATCTTCAATGGGATCTTGACAGAATGAGTCAAGGTGGAAGAGATGAATATTCTAAATTGGTTAAAATTTGGAATAAGTTAATAAATAAAAAGAAAGGAGAAAAAAGATGAAAATAAATAATATAAAACTAACTAAAAAAGAGTTTGATTTCTTGTGGGCTTGGTTAGAAGATGATTTAGATTGCCAAAGAAAAAACGGCTTTCATCCTAACTCAACACTTATGAGAAATTTAAAATCAATTGTTAAAAAATTAAGAAAGGAGAAAAAAGATGTACAATAGAGAAAGAATAAAAGAAGTAATAGAAGAATGTTTAAAACATTACACTATGGGAGATTGCACAACTGACAAGGAAGAAAAAGAAAACTTTGTTGAAAGTGTAATGATGGAGTTGGATAATTCTAATACAATCTTAATAGGAAAGGATGATGTTTTAGTATTAAAGGATAAAAAAAATAGGAAAGGAGAAAAAAGATGAGTTATACTTTTAATAAGGAAGAACTAGCCATTATCATTGATATGATGGAAAAGTTATCTACTAAATGTGAGCCAAAATCTTGTGCTGATTTAGTTATGGATTCAATTAATGACAATCCAAAAAATTACGGCAATGTACAAGTTTCTTGGGAAGTAATGAATAAATTTACAGATAAAATAAACAAATATGAAAAAATACTGAAAGGAGAAAAAAGATGAGTAATAAACCAATAGGTGTAAATGTTTTAGATATTAAGTTCTATCAGTATGATGAAGATGGAAATGATATTTTAAATAAAGATGGAACGACAAAAGAGTTTAGATTAAAAGCTATAAGATTTAAACCTCTTGAATATCTTTGTGAAGATTTAAAGGTTGATGATGTTGAGGAAATAAAGAAAGGAGAAAAAAGATGGAAAAGTTAAAAGTAAAAATAGAATTTAATTGTTTAGCAAGTGAAGAAGAAACAAAGGAACAATTAAATAAAATAATTCTCTACCAAATTTATGAGAGAATTAGAAATGTTGAACATAATAAAGGTGTTAAACTAACAATAACAAAGAAAGGAGAAAAAAGATGAAACTAGAACTAAAAAAAATAAAATATTGCAAGTGGATGAGTGAAGAAACTCATTGTTATGATGCAGTAGTTTATGTTGATGGTAAAGCCACGATTGAAGTTAGTAATGATGGTCACGGTGGTGCAGATACTCAATGGGCAATTAAACCATTTACAGACCAAGATATTGAAAAGGTTGAAACTTGGTGTAAGAAAAATCTTCCTAAATGGTATTCTTCTTTTGACAAAAGTCAAAATGATAAGGATTTAGAATATTGGTGTTGGGAAGAAGTTAATAAATATCTTGACGACAAGTATTTAAAAAAAGGTTTCAAAAGAGATTTGAAGTCAAAAATACTTTTTGTTGAGAATAAAGGGTTAAGACAAACTACTTTTAAAAAGTGTAAGGCATTAACTAATGCACATTTAGAATGGTTTAAGTCTAAATATCCTAATAGAGATGCTTTAAACTTTATGCCACAAGACAAGGCATTTAAGATTTATGCACAATATATGAAATAGAAAGGAGAAAAAAGATGAGTAAAAAAATAAGAGAACATACATTGAATAGATTTAATGTATTAGAAAAATCCTATTTGGAGAAAGCATATAATGAAGCAAAACAAAAAGGATTAAAAGGGGATGAACTTTTTAACTATGTTGAAAAGGAATCTTTGAAAAGATGGGAAAATAGAGCAGTTTAAATAGAAAGGAGAAAAAAGATGATAGACTTTAAATATAAAGGTTACGAAGTCAAAGTGGGTGGAATAGCCAACACGACTAGAGTTGAAGCAGATAATGGAATGGACAGTTGTGTGTGGTTATTTAGTATTAATAGTCCTAAAGAAGCCAAATGGCATAGGTTTATTAAAAGAATACAACAAGCAATAACAGAACGAATAAATTATTTGAGAAAGGAGGAAATATGAAAAATAAAATAGATAGAATAAAAGAAGAAGTAAAGGAATTAGAGCCGTTTATAAATGAACAATTATTTCAATTACTTGCTAATGGACACACTAAAGAACAAGCGAAAAAATTAGTATTAAATGAAATAAAACAAAATGTTTCAATTGTGGAACAAGAAAAAAAGAATAACTGAACGAATAAATTATATGAGAAAGGAGGAAGTATGAAGAAATATGAAATAAAAGATTTTCTATCTTTTGCAAGTGCATTTGATTATTCTGACGACTTAGGAATAGTTGAAAATGAAAAACTGCATAAAGAAATGAAAAATTGGAATTTAAAAAAGTTTCAAGAATTTTATGGTTTCACACATAGAGATGATAAAACAGGGCAAGATATAACAAAAAAATAACAGAACGAATAAACATCTACTTGCCTATATTCTCAAAGTATAGGCAAGTCTCCTTCAGACCATAAACAATAGGTTTAACTGATAAGCCATTTTCAAATAGATCTCTTACTTGATTTCCAGAATATAAATGACAATCAGCTTTGGTCTTTACTAGAATAAAAGTATTTTTAGGGTGACGAATGTGAAAAGAAATTTGGTGAGGAGATAAACGAACTCTATTGCCGTTAGCAACCTTTAGTTCAACAGTAAAAAAGTGTTGATGAGTATTATAGCCCAATAAATCAGGAGTACCGAATAAGCTGTTATTTTCCAGCCTTGTCCATTTAATTTGTGATGTAATTCTTTTAAGCTCATACCAAAATTTAGTTTCTGGTTTAGGCATTTTTAACGAAACTATTTCGGTGTCGCTTTAATATTAAAATGGATAAATCGAAACGGATCTATTCCATTATCAACTTTAAACTCATGAGGCAAGTAAGAATTGAACATTAATAGCGTTCCAGGAAAAATTTTAAAACTTTGTCTCTCCATTGCATAACATAACTTGCTAGTATCCTTGAGAGGTAGATTTAACATCATTCTTCCTGCTCTTGGATCATGAAAAACGGGAACAGATGTTCTATCGGAGCATTTTAAGAAATAAAAACCAGAAATATGATTATCCCAATGGATATGAGTATCGTGATGACCGCCCCCTTGATCTGCAAATTGCTGCACCCACATTTCCGTATAATCTAATTGATGACCAGACATATCAAAGCCCTGACTATCCAATATATTTCTAGCTGTGGATCTAATTAACATCTCAAAATCAGCTAATCTTTTATCTTGATAAAGTTTGCCGTGTGAATGGTAAGACATTCCGTGATCTCCTATTTTAACCCCAAACTTCTTCTCTCTTTCATAAATACTTTCTTTAGCTTGTTTTCTAGCTTTATGTAGATAATCGTTGGTAATTTTATTTATATCCTCAACATATTGAGGCAATTCTTTGCGATAAATAACTGATTCAAATAGTGTGGTAGAATCCATTTATAAGATAATGCCCCCGTGATCTTTAATTACTCTACCCATTGGAGCTTTCTCTGGCACAACCTCAATGACAATTCTATGACTTTCTCTTGCACCAAATATTCTATTTTCTAATAGTTTCATATTTTTAATATCGTGGTAAACACCATCAGATGTTCTTACCTGTATTCTGGCACTCTTAACTGTCTCTGCTTTCAAAAACTTGTCTAATGCCTGTCTTATTAATTGAGCACTGATCATATCTTGACTTGTACCCAAGATTACTCTAAAAGTCAAATTATGGGAGTTCCAAAGAGATTAACAGAAATGCAAATGAAATTTGCTCACGAAATTGTGACAAATGAGGGAAGAAAAAACGGCTTTGAATGTGCGGTATCAGCAGGATACGCAGAAGATTCAGCAAGAGTTAGAGCTTCAGAACTACAAAATCCAAAATTATATCCTCTTGTTGTTAAATACATAGGGGAACTCCGAGAAGAATATCAAAAGAAATATGCGGTGACGTTTGAACGTCATATATCAGAACTAGGAAAGATTAGACAAGATGCCCTCAAAAAAGGAGCTTGGTCAGCAGCCGTCAATGCTGAAGTGGCAAGGGGAAAAGCAGCAGGACTTTACATAGAACAAAAAATAATAAGAACGGGTAAGCTAGATGATTTATCAGCAGACGAACTAGAAAAAAGAATGGCTGAAATTATAGACCAATACTCACCCATACTAGAGGGTAAGGTTGAAGTTGCAGATGTTAAGAAGCTACAAAAAGATATTAGGTTGAATGAAGCAAAATCGAAAAATAATAAGCCACAGCAAACAGAGCTAAAGCCATTACATAAATTAAAAACTTCTGATAAGGAGGCAGCATCTAATTCAACTTCTTCATCTTCTTCACACAAGACAAAGGAATAACGGTTCTTTCTCCAAAGACATAACCATCCTCATCTCTGTCATAACTTGCAAAGATCTTAATCACACACTCATTTTTCTCGTACAACCAACCTTCACTTACAGGGGTGGCTAATTTCATCTTATCAAACTCATGCTCACTAGCCCAACCGGAATCAGAGGCAATATCAAACCATTCAATCCGATACTTTGAATACGGGATACGGTTTTCTTTTAAACTTGAAAGCCTTCTTTTTCTTTTTGGTTTTTTTCTTTTCATCCTTATTCCTCCCATAGTAATAGTCAGGGTTATGCACCCTATTAAACATATCAATAAATCGTTCCTCCGTCATTCCTATAAGGGATATACAGGATAAAAAAGAAAAAAAGAAACGCTTTTGCGCGCGCGCGAAGGCACTACTGAATTGGACACTTTATTTTGTCTATAAAATAAATTCTGTCCAACATTCTGTCTACACTTTAGCTAGTAATACCAACGATAATCGTTCATTTGGACAGAAAGACAGTTTTTTTTTATGTTTTTTTTTTTCAATTCAAAATTATTCTGTACATCTCTTATATGCTGTCCTTGCCTTAGGAAAAACACATTTATGCCACATTTGTGCCACAAAGCAACAAGTGTTGCTAATATGCAACACATAATAAAAATAATTTCACATCAAGTTGGATATGAAGAAAGTACGTATATCTTTTACTCATGCTGTTTAAAAATAAAAAAATGCGGGTAAGTAAGTACTATGACAAATACAGGAATATATATTTTTATATGCAAAGCTATTTAAAAATAAAAATTTGCGGATATGGAGGTAATATGATGCTAAACAAACTTAAACAGAAAGGTATATTATGCTAGTTGTTGAAGATCCACCTCCATAGGTAGCGAGTTATTTACCGCTGCGTGGCTGAACAACCCTCGGACCACCGAGGGGTAAGGCACAAAGTTAACGGGGTATGGCTTAATAGCTGAGGACGTTAACGGCGGTACATCTTAGAATCCTTTCTAGATTGTATAAATCTGGATCGGTGGTATGAACCTAAGATGTCTCAGGGCAGTCCTTGCATTTGCAGATGTAAGGCAGCTGTACACTTTTCGGGTACAGGACCAAACAAACCCCTGGCGCAGCGGTAAATGACTAACTTTATATGTGAAATGTACGGATGTACTAAATGGAAAATATTTATATGGGTAGTTCGTTCTGGACAGCTCCAAAAGCTCTTAACAAAAGCGGGGAGAGTTAATCTAGAAGTACAACTTATTCTTATGAAATGTGAAACTAAACATTAGAATAGAATTGATTTAATCTTTCTAAAAATTTATGCCTATATTCTCTCATTTGGTCTCCTTCAAACCTAAATTCCTGAAAATAGAGGTCGGGAGTACAGACCATAATGACTCCTTGTTCTATATTGCTGCCGTGAACATAGTCATGCGCCATGGCATAAGCTCCTATTTGCAAGAAATAATCCTGAATCCAATCCTCTCTCTTTGGGCGATTCGCTTGTTTAAAATCCACAATCGTTTCTTTGCCATTGTGAATACAGACTAAATCA